AATCCAGTCCCAGTATCTTCGCCATTTCTTCATCGCTAAGACCAAGACGTTTCTTCTCCTTGAGGAGACGTTCTGTTGCGGTTAACTCCCAGTCACTCTTTGGTGTTTTTACTGACATGGTGATTCCTTATAGTTTTGGTTGGCCTGAAAAAGGAACCTACGATCTGTAGATCGCACTTTTCAAGAAAATTACTCAGGATCGTGATTCTGACTGACAAAAAAGTTTACGATCGTAAAATCTTGCGTATCATGAAATGATGTTCTTTGACCAGAACGCAGCCGCCAGTGGGCCTTTTTGTGCTTGCCATTTGTTATCTGCCAGTAATAGCCTGTGCTGGTTGCGGTGAATCCCCCTATGCGGCGGGGCTAAATGGTTATAAGCATGTTGATCTTTGCGATATAGCGAGTCACGGTAGGTAATCAGCCAACGACTCACCGGGAGGCACCCGGCACTGCAACTTTATAATCCAGTCAATTCTGAAATGTTTGCTTCGACGTCAGTTCAGGAAGGCGATGATGTTGAAAAAATGGTGTATCAGGCTGCTTCTGCTCTCCAGCTTTTTTGGTGGAGTAGTCATATACTGCGTTGTTATTGAGCGTATAGAGCATGAGCTGATTTTTCTGGGAGTAGATGATTAAAATATTTATTGCCAGACTTGGTCTGCAAACAGTAGCGTTTCCGGCGTTGTGGTGAATCCAGCTATGCGCATGGGCGTACAGTCAAATTTCTCTGATGAGAGACGTAAACGAGACCGCGGACTTTGTGACTGGTAAGTCCACCGGGAGGCACCCGGCACCGCAACGCTTATCCGCCACTAGCTCAGCAGGATAGAGCAGCAGCCTTCTAAGCTGTTGGTGCGAGGTTCAAATCCCCGGTGGCGGACCATGCGGTCATCGTATAATGGCTATTACCTCAGCCTTCCAAGCTGATGATGCGGGTTCGATTCCCGCTGACCGCTCCAGAAATTTGTGGATAAGTACTCAGAAAATAAACAGCCCGTTTATAGCCAGCACCCAGGCGAACCATATACCTCCCAAAACAATAGCCACTAACCAGTAGAGTGCTTGTGCCAGTGCGTTCATCCGGGGACCTCCTGACTGTAAAAAAGTCCCCGGCACCGGGCAGGTGACAGGGAAATGTATTGGAAGCAATGTCTTGAGTTATGACCTTCACAAGCAATCGCAACTTATGAAGATATGAAAACGATAATCATTTGCGTTAATGGGTGTCAACGGACTAAGAGTAGGGATAATTCCATCCTTGCCGGGAGGGGTTGCAAAATACCACCAGCAAACAGTAGTTTTCCGGCGTTGCGGTGAATCCAGCTATGCGTATGGGCAAATCGACCGGGTAGGGATTATGTTGTGTGTGGCGGATATGTGTGGTCGGGGCATATCCACCGGGAGGCACCCGGCACCGCAACGCTTTCGGCCCTTTAGCTCAGTTGGTTAGAGCGTGCGACTCATAATCGCCCGGTCGCTGGTTCAAGTCCAGCAAGGGCCACCATGCAAGTGTAGACTGCTAAATAAGTAGCCTACCGATGCGATAGTCTTTCCACGCGTGACTATAAATATCGTCGTGGTGACGGCAGGGAAAGACCTGCGTTCATGATTCCATGCCATATACCCTGTGTAGCTTCGCTGGTCACGCGGCGGCGGTGGCCCATCGTTAAAGGGCAAAAATTTCAGGCAGAAAAAACCCGCCACAGGGATGGCGGGCAGTAAATACTGAATTGAATAAGAAGTAATATGTCAACACTTGGAGGTCTACACACTCAGCAGAATTGTGTAGCCATCAACACCTTGCCTGATTCTAATGGTTAAGTTAAACAGATAAATCCTAATAAACCATGTAAACTACAATGTTATTATGCAAGTGTTGCGGTGGATCTCACTAGCGTAGGGCGGAAATGACAAAACACATTCAGGGATGAATAAGTCTGCAAAAAATGTCCGCGAATCATGGTTTGTCAGCCAAAGGCTCACCGGGTAGCGACCGGCACTGCAACATCTACCTACTCATTGTCTGAATCAAAGGCTCACTTCGGTGGGCCTTTTCTTTCTCCGGCATCGAAAGGCTGACCGGCATTGAAGACCTCACCAGGGGCCACGCTCAGGAAGGGCGTGTTGTCTTACAGCCAGGTAAGATCTCGCAGGAATGAGACTTCGAGCACGATGAAAATGAGGCCAATAGCAATGAGCGCTTTCTCCCAGACGTTCATACATCAAGCCTCCAAAAAAATGCCCGGAATAATAACCCGGCGAATTGATAACGATAAACAGCATCATGGGTGATGTAGCCTGTAGAATATCAACGCTGCGGCGATAGCCATAAAACAGATAACGATTGCGAGTTTTTCGAAAGTACTCATCTAATTCTGCCTGAAAAAAATGCCCGGAATCACCACCGGGCAAACCTTACGGTAATATAAACCTCCATTGGAGCGCCGCTCACCTTCTGGTATGAACGGCAGGCAAACGATAAGCATTTCAGTTTGAGCAGATCAACAGTTAAACAGGGCTGCGCTAATGCGCGGCCTTTTTATTAACCAAAAGCGCCGGACAGGCGGGAGAAACTATGTATAAAGTCAAAGTCAGCTATATCTTGCCGGAAGGCGATTTAGTTCGTGTTGCGGTATGCGCCGTGAAAGAGGACGGCAGTCAGATTTTCCAGATGGAGATCCAGTCACCATACGAAAAGGGCAAGTCCCTGGGCGCCTACGAGCAGGCCGCGATTGAGCAGTACACCTCTACTGTCAGTGATATCGCCGCTTCTGCTCAATCAGCACCGGCTGAGCCGGAAGTCGCGGAAGCCAGCGCCAAAAAATAATGTTTCCACAGCAGCATAAACGGGTCGCCAGGTGCGGCCCTTTCTTTTATCAGCAGTTAACACTCCAGATGGAAGCGAGCATGGAGAGCGTATGAGTAACGATCCGCATAGCTGGACGGACTGGTGGACGATGGTAAAGGGCTGGCTTAACGGCGACATTCCCCTCGATAGTCTGCTAATGACAGCGGTCATTGCGACGCTGAGGGTGCTTTATACCGGAAGAAGCTGGAGGCGGCTTTTGCTTGAAGTGCCGTTGTGCTGTCTGCTGGCCGTTGCGGCGTTCTCAATGATTAAACCGATCCCCGTATCCTGGTTATCCGAAGACTGGCGCGTTGGTATTGGCGCAGCAATAGGGCTTATCGGCGTTGAGCACATCCGGGCGCTTGGCGTGATCATCACGAAGAAATTTGCAGGAAGGCATAACAATGACTAATTCACCACGCGGCATTCGCAATAACAATCCCGGTAACATCCGCTGGGGAGACGACTGGAAAGGGCTTGTCCCGAAAGAACAGCGCACTGACAAGTCATTCTGCCAGTTCACGACGCCGGAATATGGAATCAGGGCGATGATCGTTATCTTGCGCAACTATCAACGTAAGCATGGCCTGAACACCGTCACTGGCATTATCAAACGCTGGGCACCGCCGAACGAGAACAATACGCAGGCGTATATCAACAGCGTGGCGAGATTGACGGACGTGACGCCAGAACAGCCCATCAACACTGGCGACAGTCGTTTCATGGTGAAGCTGCTACGGGCAATTATCCAGCATGAGAACGGCATACAGCCTTACGGCTTTGATGTGTTCGTCAGAGCGCTGGATCTTGTTGGGTGATATTCATTAAACAGAATAATCCACCAAAAAATGACATGGCGCCAGACGGGCAGATAACACAAAATCCGCCGATTTCTGATTGATGAAGGATATAAAAGCGAAAACCCCGATTGCGCTAACAGTCGGGGTTTTCTGTTTCTGCACCTTGATAAAGGCAAGGGAGAACCTGTGATTGATATTAGCAAACTGATACGGGAGTTGCGACTAATGATTAAGCAATTACCAAACTGGAAGTTTTTACTCGTCTGGGCAATTCCATTCTTGTGGGTTGTTTCTCAGCTAATTACTGCCATTAAGGGGTGAGTATGTCAGAAAAAATCACAAAACTGGCACTGGCTCTCGGTGTGATCGTCGGCATCTCATTTTCCGCAATGCTGGTTGCTATTTTCATTGCTACAGGGTGGAGAGTGCTGAGCCTTTCCGGATTGATATGAACCGCATAACGACTGGCGCAATAGTTTCGTTGCTGATTGTCGCCGCAGCGCTGGCATGGACCGCTGACCACTACCACGGTAACGCCGTGAAGTACAAAGACCAGCGCGACACCGTTACTCATAAGCTGGCGCTGGCGAACGCGACAATTACCGACATGCAGACACGCCAGCGTGACGTTGCTGCCCTTGATGCCAGATATACAAAGGAATTAGCTGATGCACAGACCAGGAATACTGATTTGCAGCGCCGCCTTGCTGCTGGTGGCCGGGTGCGCGTCAAAGGACGTTGTACAGTGCCAGCCAGCGCCACACCCGCCAGCACCGGCAGCGTGGGCGATGCTGCCACCGTCGAACTCTATCCAGATTCTGGACAGAACGTTCTCAGTATCAGATCCGGAATTATCAGCGACCAGGCAAAACTGAGGTATCTACAGCAGTACGTCATGGAACAGTGCCAATAAAAAATACCCGCGCAGGCACAGTGTCTTTTGCGGGTCAATCTTATAGAGGGGCTATCGGAATAGTTATATAGGCGGCGGAATTATCCATGTAGCCGCATACCTCGTCTATCAGATAAACGCGAGTAATACCGCAGGTGAGCACGCAACATGCCATGCATATAGTTCAGCTTGATTAAATAACAACCAAAAATGATGGCGCTACGTGAAATCTGAGATTTCGCGGGTGTCATTGTTCACCAGATTTTACGTATGGAGAGCGTGACAGCGGGAAGATGTTATGGCAAAGACCGACTGGAAAAAGCTGGAGCAAAAATTTCAGCGTGCTCATGCCAGAACGGGGATAAAACTCAGGGACTGGTGTAAGCAGAACAACATCAGCTATGACACAGCCCGACGGTATATAAAACTGCGCAAAAATGAGCAGGAGTCTGCGCAGAAAAATGCGCAAAAAAAGGAACAAAAAACTGCGCAAAATACTGACGCATCTTCAGAAGAAAAAACCAGTGACGACGAAGATTGCGAAGAAGAAAATCTGGCAGACAGTGACGACGAAAATTGCTCAAATTCGGCAGAAACTAAACGCCAGTTAATCGGGCGTGGTTCTGGCCGCCCATTTACAGCCCGCAATACCGCAGCAGTAAAACACCGTGGATACGCCAGGTATCTGGAAAAAGACTACCTGTTTGATGATGCGGCTGAAATGGATCTCATTGACGAACTGGTATTTACCCGCGCCAGGGCACTTTCGGTAACAGCAACGCTGAACCGCATGTTTACTGAACTGGATAAAACGGAAGATATTCTGGCACGCACAGCATTGTACGGAAAAATTTTGCAGGCTGAGACGGCCCTCGACCGCAATATTGCCCGCATTGAATCGATAGAACGTACCCTGGGGACGCTGGATATTATTGCCGTCACTCCTGCAAAAATTATTGCCGATACCGAGTACCGGGCAGCAGCCAGAGAAAAAGTTAAAGCTGAGACCGATATCCTGACAAGCCAGAAACAGGGGGTAACGACCCCCATGAACAAAATTGTACAGGAACTTCATCGTATGAATCATTCCGGGAGGCTTGATGATATCCCCGAAGAATGAGCCGCAATACTGTGAGCCTGATTTTTCAGATATGGGTGAAGCGGAACAGCGCCTGTTCATTCTGACAAAACTGAGTAACCCCTGGTGGCGTCTTAATCATCTGTACAAAATACAGAACGAAAAAGGCGAACTGGTTACTTTCAGAATGCGTCCGGCACAGCGACAGCTTTTCCGGAATATGCATAACAAAAATATCATTCTTAAAGCGCGACAACTGGGTTTTTCGACGGCGATTGATATCTATCTTCTGGATCAGGCGCTGTTCACGGCACATCTCAAGTGCGGGATTGTGGCGCAGGATAAACAGGCGGCCAGTGAGATTTTTCGTACCAAAATAGCAGTACCGTTTGACAATTTACCCCCGTGGTTGCGGGCCTCATTCACTGTTGCGGAACGAAGAAGTGGCGCCAGCGGTGGTTATATCCTGTTTGGTCATGGCTCCAGTATTCAGGTAGCGACCTCGTTTCGTTCCGGTACGGTCCAGCGTCTTCATATCTCCGAGCACGGCAAGATTTGCGCGAAGTATCCGGCTAAGGCCAAAGAACTGCGTACAGGGACACTTAATGCGGTCGCCGATGAATGCATTATTTTCGACGAGTCCACAGCAGAAGGGGTTGGCGGCGATTTCTACGATATGAGCAACCGGGCACAGGAGATAACAACTTCCGGGCTGGATCTGTCGCCACAGGATTATAAGTTCCATTTTTATGCCTGGTGGCAGGACCCCAAATACAGCGCGAAAATTCCGGCATCCGGTCTGAGACTGACTCGCGAAAAAGCGGCCTATTTCACTGCTGTTGAAAAAGCCATGAATATCACGCTCACCGATGAGCAGAAACAATGGTACGTCAACAAGGAAACAGAACAGCGCGAGGAAATGAAGCAGGAGTTTCCTTCCACGCCGCAGGAAGCCTTCCTTACGTCCGGACGCAGGGTATTTAATGCGGAAAGTACGTTGCTTGCTGAAGCCGGGTGTATTCCTCCACTGATTGTGTATGACATTGAGCCTGTCACGGGCAATAAAACAAAGGCGCAGGCTTTACGTCGCGGTAAAAAGGATGAACTCCAGCGTACGCTGATGAATTATCTGCTGGTCTGGGAGCTGCCGGACCCGGATGAGCAGTATGCCATCGGAGCTGACCCGGCTGAGGGGCTGGAGCACGGCGACCGCTCGTCACTGGATGTCGTCAAACAAAGTACCGGCGAACAGGTCGCACACTGGTTCGGGCATCTTGACGCTGAGTTATTTGCTCATCTGCTGGCGCATGTGGGACGGCTTTATAACACCGCCTTTATTGGTCCGGAACGCAATAACCACGGCCATGCGGTCATTCTCAAATTGCGGGAGATTTATCCGCCCCGTTTTATCTACAACGAGCAGCATATTGACCAGGACAACGACGATGATACGCCGCGTCTGGGCTGGTTAACCACGCGTCAGAGCAAGCCGATCCTGACCGAGGGTATGAAGACGCTGCTGAATAACGGGATTTCCGGTATCCGCTGGACAGGCACGCTGAGCGAGATGAACACCTACGTTTACAACGCGAAAGGTTCAATGAATGCACAGGAAGGCTGCTTCGATGACCAGGTAATGAGCTACTGCATCGCACAGGAAATGCGGGCGCGTATGCCTGTACGCATTAAGTCGCAACCGACTGAACGCACCAATAAACACTGGATGACTCACTGATGAACACAGAACAGATACAGACCAGCGCAGCGGGTTCACCAGGCGCAGAAGCCCCGCGTTTTTCGCAGCAAAAATTACTGGCTATCAGCTCCGATATTGACCAGCAACCCAAATGGCGCGACGGGGCAAACAAGGCGTGCGCATATTATGATGGTGACCAGCTTGAGCCGGAAGTGATTGCCGTACTGGAAGAGCGCGGGCAACCGAAGACTATCCATAACCTTATAGCGCCAACGATTGATGGTGTGCTCGGGATGGAGGCCAAGACCCGTACTGATTTGATGGTGGTGTCCGATGATCCGGATGAAGAGGCTGAAAAACTGGCTGATGCCATCAATGCGGAGTTTGCCGATGCGTGCCGCCTGAGCAACCTGAATAAAGCACGTTCAGATGCCTACGCGGAACAAATTAAAGCCGGGCTGAGCTGGGTTGAAGTACGCCGTAACAGCGATCCGTTTGGTCCGAAATTTAAAGTCTCAACGGTTAACCGCAATGAGGTTTTCTGGGACTGGCTGAGCCGGGAGGCCGATTTAAGTGACTGCCGCTGGCTGATGCGCCGTCGCTG